GCTTAATTCATTTCAATTATTATCGATTGCAAAACGACTCTAATTAGCTTCGCTAATCCATATTGAATTAAAATAACTCAAAAATAATCATTTTTAGCTTAAAACGAATCTCTTATCCCAATTATATTTAATTGCATATCGATTCAAAAATAGTTAAAAATAATTTTAAAATCACTGTATTTTTTACAGCGTAAAATCAACACAATATCTTGTTTGTGCATTAATGGGTCCTTTCGGGTCCCCAAGGTGTCCTGGTGAATTAATCAACGGGACCCAAGCGGGACCCAACCATAGTCAAAATTAACCGAAATTATCCGTAACCCAACAAAAGCAAACAGTAACAAAAAGAGCCTAGAACGTTGATTTAACAACATTCTAGGCTCACCATGTTCAGATAAATTGACGGAGTTAAATTAAACATGAAAGGAGAGTACAGGATTGCAAAACGTTGATATATCAGTGTTTATAGGCGTTTTGTGTCTATATGGTGTCTACAAAAACGGCCGCCATTGGCGAGCATCCGCTAACGCTCAGCTCTAGCAAAGTCTGCGGAAGTTTTTCGTCTTGACTAATAATTGGTAACATGTGTATAATCTTTTTAGTAGATGACAATCCCCTCACTTCCTTATATGGACAGATTCTTTCTGACGTGAGGGGTCTTTTTTTGCATAAATAAAGGGCGTAGGTGCATTTATATGAAAAAGCCACAAGAGTTATCATGGATGGAGCAGGTTTTGCTATTGCAGGAACGAGGCATGCTTGTAGATAAAGGTGATGCTAAGACACTGCAATGTATTAGTTATTATCGAATCAAGGAATTTGCAGCTCCATTGGCATTTTTTGATAAGAGTAAACAAGAAATTAATTATGGTGGAATATCTTTTTCAGAGGTTCTCAAGAGGTATTACCAAGACAAAAATTTGCGGTTCAATTTGCTCCATGCCATTGAGCAGATTGAGGTTGCCATTAAAACTAAGTTGGCTTATATCTTAGGACAATATTATGGACCCTATGGTTATCTTGATTTTTACCAGTGGACTAATAGAGAAAAATTCAGTAATTTTCAAATTGAAAAACGTCAATATAGATTTAAAGAACAATTACTAAAAATTATTAGAAAATCTAATATGCCAGACTTGAAGAAAAGAGAGAACCAAAATCAAGATGGATTTCCAACTGTATGGTTGGCTATTGATTCTTTAATGTTTGGTGGCCTCGTGACAATTATTACTATGATTAGCAAAAAACATTTAAAGAAACTAGCAGCATATTTCAATTGTACAGGGACCGAGTTAGTATCTTGGGTTAAATGTTTGAACTTCATTAGAAACATTTGTGCTCATAACTCTAATGTAATTGATTTTAAGCTAAACACTGTACCTGTTATTCGCAAAAACTGGAAGGAGGATCTTTATAGTATTAAAGGTAAAAATGGTTTGCGGCCTACCAACCGTTTAGCTGTTGTTATTTTTATTTTAGTAACATTAGTTGGAGCTATTAACTCTAAGTATAGATGGAAAGACATAAATAATAATATTTGGAACATTTGTGATAGCAATGATAATAAAGCACAAATGATAGGATTTAAAAATTGCGAGTCAGCCAAAGTGCAGAAGATAGTAGATAAGATAAATAGCCCCGCTTAGAGGTAAACCGGTGGAAAACTTAGCCGAAAACTAGGTAGTGATCGGATACGGAATCCCCAAGGCTATAAAACAAAAAATCCCCCTCACCACGAAGGCAAGGGGGATTAATCATTTAAAACTAGCTGAATCTACCGACAGTGCTGGTCACTTATACGATTAGATTGTCAACGTTTGTCCAACGTAGATGACGTTAGGATTTGCCAAGCCGTTCTTCTGAGCTAAAGCCTGCCAGGTCGTACCGAACTTAGCAGCAATCCCGGAAAGCGTGTCGCCAGATTGAACCGTGTAGGCGTTGGATTGCCCTTGGATGGCCTCACCAACGTAAATCTTTTGACCAACGTAAATCACGTTAGGATTGGCAATGTGGTTAAGGCTTACTAAGCCAGAAACGGTTGTGCCAAACTTGCTGGCAATTCCGCTTAACGTATCACCTGCTTGGACGTAGTAAGTATTCTGTGGTGATGCCTCATCGGTTACCTTCAATACTTGGCCTACTTGAAGCAAGTTAGGATTACCCAAGCTGTTAATTGCTGCTAAGGTTTGCCAAGTCGTATTGTACTTACCTGCAATACCAGATAATGTGTCGCCAGATTGAACAATGTAAGTCCCAGAAGCTGGCTTACCAACGTGCTCAACTGGTTGTGGTGCTGGTACTGGGGTACTTGGTACACTACCGCTTGCTTTTCCAGCGGTAAAGGCACCGTCAAAGTCAAAACTGGTGTCAATCCCCATGATACCGTGATCGGTATATTGCCAAGCATTTGCATTATCAATTCCGAGTGAAGTAACCCCATAGCCGGCAACCCACTTCTTCCGGTTGCCAAAGCCGTGGCTATTAAGAATGCCGCCAGTAAAGAAACTCCGCATTGAGTAGACACCGGTGCTCTTATAACCAAGCGCTTCTACTTCTTGAAGAAAGGCTAAGGTAGCACCTTGATAATCGCTGGCTGAATTAACTTCTGCATCATCAACCATCAGCGTATCGTCATACATGCCAAACTGCCGAGCAACCTTAACAAAGAATCGTGCTTCATTCTGTGCATCGGGAATTGAAGTATAACGAGCAAAGTGATAACAAGCTACCCGTAAGCCCACTGCTAAAGCATTGCGAATTTGTGCTGCTGCTCGTGGGTTAATATAATTAGAACCATCTTCACTACCTTCAGTTAGCTTTACAACAACGCCTTGTGCTCCTTGATTCTTAGCCGTTTGAAAAAATGCTACCGTATCAGGTTGGTGACTTGAAACATCAATAAATGGATTACGAACTGCCATTCTATGCGACCTCCTTGGGATCAATTGCCTTTGCCTTGCCGTCTGGGACAAGATCAGGTTCTTTTTGTCCCAACTCGTCCGGTTTCTTCGTTGGCTCTGTGGTAGGTGTCAACGGTGACTGCTCATATGCCGCCTGTACAGCTGACTGAACTGTCTTCATGTCAATGTGGACACCGTGATCGGCCATATAGGACTGTACCTGGTCAGATGCTTCCAGGAACTTCTGGGAGCCGCTCTTGTCAGAGCTTACCAGCGAGTTGACAGTAGTCATCGCCACCTGTTCCAATAGTGCCCAGGCTTCACGTTGCTGGGCTGTCTTAGCGTGCTTAATTTTGCTATCGATCCAGGGTTTACCGACTGCGAAGCCAAAATAAAAAGCCCACACAAGCAGGCCTGATTGAAATCCCCAATTAACGATGTCGTTTAGTGTTTTCATCATTTATCCCTCTTCTCTACTGCATTGGTTAGGTCTTTAACTTGCCTTGTTAGACTTTGTACCTGCTTTTTAAGTTGATTCGTCTGCTGTTGTAGTTGATGGACTTGGCTAATCAGTTCGATATTTTGTTCTTTAAGGCCGTCACGCTCCTTAGTTAATTTATCAAGACGATCAAACAGCTCTTTAGTGTGGCCAGCGTAAACATCTTCTTGACTAGCAATTGCTGAAACAGTCTTGCCTTTATAGTTAAAGAAAGCCCCAAGAGCTCCACCAAAAAGAGAACTAACTACTGCAATTACAATCTCTTTCACTTCTCATCGCCCCCGTACCGTGCTTCCACGAGGACTTGAACGAATACAAACCCGGTCATGATTGTCTTAATGTCGATGATTCCAGGAAAGTGAATATCTTGGACTAAGAACGTCACAAAATAGGCACACCAGACGGCACTTAGTACAATCATCATTACTGTTTCTGTATGATGCCGGTTGTAGTTAGTCATTCCAATGACGGTCGTAATTAAACCAATTGCGATCAAAATAAAAGCCCAGTCAATATCTCCCATATGGTGAAAGACATGAACCAGGCGGTCACTTGGATCATCTCGAATCAGATGTCGTTGAAAAGATAAGAGTACTCCAACCACTAGTGTTTCCAGTCCTGTCAACGTTAGAAATATATTGTGTTTCATTGTCTCATCTCCTTTTGTGCAAAATAAAAACGCCCCAAAGGAACGCTCCTAAATTTATCCATGCTTTATTAAAAACTTCAGATGTATATGGCCTTGCTTTATTATCCGAAATTTATTTTTATTTTTCTTTGTAATTTTAACCTTAAACATAATGTTTCTTACTTGATCATGAAATACTATTACACCATCCTTGTTTATCTCTTCATTTAATTGTATGGTTGCATAGTCTAATCTTTCAGTAAGAGGCCCTAGTTCTTCCATATCTCGAATAAATGATTCCTTGGTTACATTAACCGGCCGTAACCTAATTAACGATCGAGAACTGTGTTTGAGAAGCTTTGAGCCTTTTATTATCTTTAGTGCTACATCACAAGTGCTCAAATTATTAATTACTAACGTATCATTATCTGCAATATAAAATCGAACATAGTTTTTATTCCAACTTCTAGCAAAATAAAGCGATGTAATAACGGCTGAAATAGTCCCAAATGCACTTAACAAGTCAGCCCAACTACCAACTTCTAATCCCAAGAATGTAACACCACCAATAATCATAATAGCCACTTCCTCATCTCTTCAAAGAAGTATACTACCATTACAAATTTATAACAGCCGCCCATAACAAAAGCCCCACTCGATTGAGCGAGGCTTATTTATGTACTGTGTATTTCTTAGGCGACTGGACCAATTTGCTACTGCTTATATGTCATAAAGTAATCAAGGTTATCAACCATTGATTCCTCAATCAAGTGTTGAAAGGCATTTGCCATTGCCGCATAGACCGGTGCTGTTGGGTGGCCTCCTACCATGTGATTGAGATATAAGTCAGAGGTAAATAACGGATAGCTGTTCTGCTCAATGACTGGTAATCCAAAGTGCTTAGCAATTGTTTCAGTTGCTTCATTATAGTTATGAGCAGTGCCTTGGCTATCATATGACATTGTTGAAAGAACAATCTTTGCCTGAGGTGCTTTAGTTCTAATAGCTGAAATGATTTTGCCATAATTACCATAGAACGTATCAGCTTCTGTATTAATGTCATTCTCAACGCCTAAATAGGAGTCACCTAATTTAGAATAATCATTAATTCCAAGCGCAATTATATATAAGTCTTGTGGATCGCTAGAATTGAGTAGAGAGAGACCGTGATCATCAGTCAACCAGTCACGAGTAGTTAATCCGCCCTTACTAAAGTTAATAGCTTTAATGCCATTTTTACGAGCTAAAATTTGTCCCCAGCTAATGTCATAGTGATCGATATATTCGTTATTTACATATAATTCACCAGAAGCATATGAATCACCAATAACTCCAATATTCTGAAAAAGGCTTATAGATGGTTCAATCTGATTAGTTTCAACTTTCCAACTACTCCATAGATTATTATCGCCCCAGCCTATTCGATGATAAAGTACATTTTCATTATCAACTAAAAATTGAACCATACCAGCAGCATCTACAATATCACAAGATAGTGTTCTAACAGTTCCAGGGTTCTTACTTGGATAATGTGCCAATTTTGCCGTATGTGCTGGATCCAAAGAATAGGTTACGGTAGTATTTGCTGGTAGCTTGTCAAGATCCGTATATCTTCCTTCGTCTATATCTGTTGTATAAGCCATGATTCCAACAAAGTCACGTTTAGTCAAAGCACGTGACCATTCACCCCATGTTGCAGGGTTTCCCCACTTAATACGTACAAATTGATCAACTTTATCAGTGATTAACATTTGAACTCTTCCCGCACCGTCAGAAGTTGTGCTTGAATAATTTGCCGTAATCACGGTTGCACCTCGCGTTGATCCTGCACTTAAGTTTTCTGGTGCGTGGAGAATCTGAGCAATATCGGTGGTATAAGTTACAATCGTATTATCTTCCAGCGAGTTTAGATCATTATATGGTGGCTCTTTTGCCGCTTCATCATAAATGATAGTTTTACCATGCAAAGCATTATTGATTGTTTCAAGCTCGTCGTCCGGCAATCCAACAGCTTGGTAATTTCCAAAATCTTTCCAAGAATTATCAGCCCAAATCCATTTATGTCCGGTATCAGTAGTTACCATAATTCCAGATTTGCCGTTTGGATACTTCTCTTTTAACGCATTTTCATTTTCAAAAGCCTCAGGTTGCATACTCATTCGGCTAAGATAATCAACGATAAAGTCTTCTCGAGCTTTTGTCGCAATTTCTTTATCTTGTTGAGCATCTTTCTGTTGCAATGCAGTATAGTTAGCATTTGCATTAGTAATACTTTCTTTCTGATTAATTGCTGCATCTTGCGCATCTTCACGGCCAGCCATGTTAGCAAACCGCCCACGAGCGCCAGCAACTTCACCTTTCAAGTCGCTGATATCGCCAGCGTTCTGATCAGCCTGATTTTTAGCTGCATTAGCCGTAGCAGCAGTATCACCAGAAACGTTTGACTTCGCTTGATTGTTTAAATTTTCGATTTCATCAAGCATGGTCTGACCCTTGTCATGAAAATCGTTAAGCATAGTCTCAAGACGGCTATCATAGCTTGTCTTGTCCGGGTCAAAGTTAAACTCAATGTTATTCTTCATGACAGTAATTTTGACATTAACTGATGAGATAACCTTTTGTGTCTCCTTGTCAACAATCCGAAACATTGTATTATCAGGATCATAGGTCCCGTCTGTCTTAAATGTTCCAGCCGGAAAGCGGAAGGTCAAATCACCCATAAATAAATTATCGCCGGGCGTGTTAGTATTAACCGTCCCAGCAATATAGATATTATTTTTATTGGTATCTTGAGAAAGAAATTCTACATCCTTGCCTCGCATATCAACTAGGCTATCGCCATATCCGATGTGTAACGGTAATTGTAAGTCATCATCGCCAACACGTGGGTTAACCACATTTGATAAATCAATGATCTGTGTTGACTTCTTCATTAAATCAATTTTTACTCGCATAATCTACCTCCTACTTGTTGACTGCCCAGGTTGACCAATCACCCCAGCCGCCGTTACCATTACCAGCCTTTTGCCGCATATAGATTGAATTATCTGTTGAACTGCTGATGTTAAAGTAAATCTGAAAAGCGATTGGGTACATTCCCTTACTGTTTCCTACTTGAAGCAATAATCCGAACAAACTGACGTTTGGATTATCCTTACTATTATCCAGCACAGGGAAGTTATGCCCCTGTGCTACAGTTTGCTGAACAACAGAAAGCAAATGAATACCATTATCAAGACTATTGAAGTCTGTATCTGGCCCAATATAATTCCCGTCGAAAGCATGACTAAGCTTATCCATCGTGTCATTCAACTTCTGTAACATATCCGGCAAGTTAATCGCCGTGCCATCAACGGTCAGCGGGCTAGTAAGATTCGTGCCCCCAGCTAGGGTCAGCAATTGTTTAAACGTGTTCGGGCCGGTAAAGACGTTTGCTCCGCCATTGGTTGGTGCTAATCCTGATTGAACGGCATTTGCATTATCAGCGACAGCTTGGGATAAGACATGATTAGAGTTTTCAATTCCTTGTGCAAGAGTATTGGCCGCTTCCAATCGACTATTAACGTCGCTATTGAATTCTTCAAGGTTAGCTAACGCTTGCTTCTTAGCCGCTTCAATCTCACTGTCATAATTTCCGGAATTAAAAACAGCTCGGGCAAAACTGGCTTCCACCTCAAAATAACAGGTATTACTTGACAATGTACGATCATCATTCGTAATGACTTGCAGATTGAAGTACAGCATTCCAGGTGCTGAGAAAGTAGCGGCTGGAATAGTAACGTAGACTAACCCAGCAATCGGATTGAAGATTGTGTATTCGCCAATCGTTTGGACACCTGTACCATCAGGTTTAGCGGCAGTAAAACGAATATCTTTGATGTTATTAAGATTAAGTGGCTTGTGGCCATAGCCAAGCTGAACCTTCAGTGGCACATCCTTATCCAACTGGCGGCCATTAAAAGTTGAACGCATGTTATAGTACAACGTTCGTGGCTTATAAAGGTCAAGATAGATGATGTCTGGATTGTTCTCGCTTGTTGGCACGTTTTCACTTGTATAGTCCTTTGGTAAGAATAGTTCACTCACTACATTCCACCTCCTGCATTGTAATTTTCAATTTGCTTTTCAAGTTTGTTGATTTCGTCTTGAATTTTTTGGAAGTTTTCTTCAATTGCTCTTCGCATCTCTCGATCGGGCACTGGCAATTGTGTTTCTAATTTCATCTATTCACCAGCTTTCTTTGCATTGATTTTTCCATCATTATCAACTGTAATCTCATAGACAGTCCCACCAGGTGAGCGCAATTTGATTGCATCGTGAACCAGATCTTCCACCTGATTGAGTGTCTCTTTATCGTGACCGTCAACGTATGCATGGATCTGCTGATAATTCTGTTGTGACTCATTGGCGACCTTTTTTAAGCCCCAAGCCAAGTAGTTAATCCAATCCCAAATATTCATCACATCACCCCGCATACTCTTTCAGCCAAGTGAACAGCTTTTTATCACCGCCTT